AAATTCTACTGATTCTACTTCTTCTCTGATAAGTTTCATTTTCTTAGTTTGTAAATCCTACTTTTGTTGCTTTTAATGCTGTAGCAGACCAAATAACATCATCTGGATTTTTTTGCAAAAACTCAACAGTAGCATCTGGAATTGTGAAAAATGTAGATGTTGCAGCGCCAACTGCAGTAGAAACTGCAACTAGGACTGAACCGCCAGTATCATTACAAATTCTTACACAAGTAGCAGAACTAATACTCGATGCTGTCCCAGCAGTAGTTGGTGTTGCAACCTCAGTTGCTATAATTTTTGTTCTTTGCATTATTCTTGGTCTTCGAATGTATCTTGATCAATGTCTTCATCTTGATTTGTTTCATCAAACATATCAGATGCAATATGAGGTCTCACGGCATCAACTCTTTCAGAACTTTTAGAGAATAGAATTTCTTTAATCCTATCACTTACATCTGAAGGTGAACCGTCAGAAACGATCATATCAATTAAATCATCCATGGTAATATGTAATATAACTAGATATTATTTATATTTCTCCGCCCTTAGGTGGTTTTACTTCTACTGCTTTTTCTTGACTTGCCAAATCTGGTTCATTAATTGGAGCACCTAAGTCCATATTTTGTCCACCATCCATTGGCATACCAGTATTTGGATCAACCATTGCATTTGGATCTGGTAGGATTCCGTCTTTTATTTCTTTTTCAATTTGCTTATCAATTTCTATCATCTCAGTTTCTGTTTGTTTGAGAATCTTAGATCTTACATACTGAGCAGAGAAATACTTACCCATATATGGTTCCATTGCAGCAACAACTCCAAGTTGCTCATTTATTAACTCATTATTCTTAAGATCAGAGAAGTGATTATCATATAAGAAGTCATATTGGATATGTTCTTCTAAGATATTCCAATCTTCTGGAGTAATAATATTCTTTAAGATTAACTGAGTCTTTAACATATCGCTAAAGATTTGTGAAAATCTCTTGCGAAGTCTGCCTACAAACTTAGTAAACTTCAGTTCATCACGAAGGATTTCTGAAGAACGACCAAGATTAAATCCTCCTTGACTATCAAGTCTACTGGAAGGTACATTTAATGACTTGTATAGTTTGGTTTGGAAATACTCAATATCTGCAAGTTCTCCAAGATTTTGTCCACCAGGAAGAGTAGTAATCTCAGTTCCTCTGCCACCTTCACGGCGAGGGAGCCAAAAATCTTCGAGCATCGCCATATATTTGCGATCATCACGAATTTCTCCTGTATCGGCATTGTAAACTAACTTATTGCGATAGCGACTCATCACATCTCGCAAATACTGTTCTGCCTTAATCTTTGGAAGATTTCCAACATCAATATAGAAAATTCTACGCTCTGGTGCTCTACTTAAACGATAGATGACTAAAGAATCCTCAATCATTCTTAGTTGATTGAGTGCTTTAATTGCCTTATGTAAGTATGATAAAACTGTTTGTTTGTTTCTATCAACAAGTCCAGAAGTCACATAAGTGATAGCATCTTTAGTTATTTTTACACTCTTTGCATCATTTCTGTTGGAATATATTGATCCACCATTTGTGCTACTTGGATCATAAAGATAATATTCTTCGATCTTTGGCGCTTGATATGCTGATATATCACTATCATTCCTTTGAGCAAAAACTTGAGATTGTTGATTGTTTCCAAGTTTTTCTGCTTTACGAATAAGTTTAATTTTGAGTGGATCAATAAATCTGATTTCTTGTAGACCTAAAGATGGATTTTTAATATCGATTACTTTGTGATAAAAAATTCTTCCGTCAACATACCAGGTTTTGAAAATCTCATGACATTTTCTATCAAAATTCATGAGTTGTTTAATTGTCTTAAATTCTTCTCTAATAATTTCTTTTAATTTATCAGATGCTGGTAGATTTGAAAGTTCAATTTCTACAGGTGAATCATTCAAATCTGAAACAATTGCTTCGTTTACAATATCTTCAATAGCACTATCGCACTCTGGATGTAGAGACATTTCACGATATCTACGAACCAGATCTTGCTCATTTTTATAAACGCCCTCTATATCTACATACTGTCCATAAAAACCACTGGAGATGTAGAATTCTGATTTATCTTCATCATTACGAGGAACTGGGGAGACAATTCCTTTAGACTTGCCCTCCCCAGAATCTCCTATTTTAAATCCAAATAATTTAGACATTAATCAATTTGTGAACTAGTTTCTATTATTTATGCACCAGTTCCAAGTTGAGTTCTACCTGCAGGATCTAGAGCATCCCACCATTGAACTTGTAGTTCTACGGTAAACTCTTCAATGGTATCAGTTTGGTCATACCCAAGTGCAATTTCCGAAATATTTGTTGGAAATACACCATAAAACTTGTACTGCTTGAGTACTGGGATTTGAGAAGAACTGGTTGGAGTTGTTCCATTAACACCAGATCTACCTAATTGTCTAACATAAACAGGGTTGATTCTTCCTGCATTATCTTCATGCTTATTGATCAAATTCATCCATCTTTCAAATGCAGTTCTGACATTAAAATCAATGTCATTGATAACTGTTACTGTCCAAGGATCAAATGTTCTGTCTCCAGCAACCTTAAGATCTCTTCCTCTAAATGGAACTGAAATTGAAGCAATGTTTGAAGCAGGTAGATTAGCAGCCTTGACAAGGAATCTAGTCTTATCAGAAATATCGTCTGGAGAAGATCCTTCAGGAATTGCATCTGATGGGAAATATAATTCACATTCAAATAAATTAGGTCTCGCACCACCCCCGATCATTCTACCCTTGAATGCATCAAGGGTTCTGTCTTTTGTGTTTGGAATGTTTAGATTTGCCATTGGTTTTTTCCTCTAAATTTTAAAAACGAATTAAACGTTTCCAACTACTTCTTCAAAACTTACTCCAGTGCGAGTAGCAACGAAGGTAAGTCCGATAAAGTTGATTGATCTTGCTGGTTTTACAAAAATGTCAGCTCTGAATTGATTAGAGTCAATGACATCGGGAGTGTTATTTGTCTCATCACAAATAACTACGAAATCGGTGATTCCTCTCTTAGACTTAACATCACGGAGATATGGTTCAACGATATTTACAAAATTGGATCTTGTAATTACATCATTGAATTCAAAGAGTTGTGCTCTTGCTGCTCTTTCGATAGTTCCTTCAATTGTGAGGAACAAACGGCGAACATTAATTCTATCAAACGCTGATGAGTATGATAGTGCAGTTTTATCACCAAATAGAATAATTCCTGCTCCAGGTGAAGAAATGATTGGGTTGATTCTCTTAGGATAGAGAAGATCTCTTTGTGCAGGTGATGGGGTGTATGCAAGTTTAATTGCACCGTTGATTGAACCTCTCGTTGCCCCAGCAGGTGAGAACCATGGATATTGTGTGATTGAGGTTCTTGCCATCAATCCGGCAACATCAGCGTTGCATGGAATATATCTGAACTGATTATTAAATCTGTCAAAGACATATTTGTAACCAGAATCAAATACAGCATATGAAGAAGATGTTAATGAATCAAAGAAGTTTATAATATTTGTAGTTTGCGTATCACTATTTGAAACATTTACAACTCCTGCCTTATGTGGGGAGATGCAAGCAATGCAGTCCTTTCTAAGTTCTGCGATTTCGATAAGTTTATTTGCCTTTGCCTGTGAATCGAAGACGGAAGATCCACCAGATGGTCCACCAATTAGGAAGTTTACAGAGTACTCAGATTCATTTTTAATTAGTTCGTATGAATTCAGAACATCACCTAAAGCAACTGACATTCCACCAGTGGAATTATAGTTTTCTCCACCTGTTAGAGTATATGTTTTGTTTCCTGCTACAGAGAAACTAGTTCCTTGTGCAGCAGATCCCCAGTTTGCTGTTCCAGATACTGCAAATTCATTTCCTGATGTCTTACTTGTATCTGATCCACTTCCTCCTTCTGGATGACCAGCATAGACATACTCAGAAGTAGTTGCAAGATAATCTTTGTAGTAAACAGATTCTGATGGGGATATTTTTCCATCAAAAGATTTAGAAAGATTTGTGAACTTCTCAACAACATTTCCACTAGTTCCAGTCAATGAACCACTATCATCTACAATTACAACATGGATTTCATCATTTTTAGCATTTCTCTGTGCTGCATATTCTGAAGTTTTTGGTCTTTCTGCGATAGACTTCCAATAGATTGTGCTATTGGTTAGACCTAAAGTTTGTTGATTGTACCAATCAGAAACTGAAACTCCAGTAGAATTGAATGTAGCACTTACAGCGCCTGCTGTTGAAACTGCATCAATAGTATTGATGACAGTAGTGGTTGTGCTATTTCTGGTAAAGGTAAATGCATATGTGCCAATTCCAGCAGTAATAACTTTATCTACCGTAATGGTGCTAGTACCAATTGAAACAACAGTTGTTCCAGTTGAAACATTTGATCCTGCAACTAGATCACCTAGTTGGATTCCAGTAGTTACAATTCCTGTGATTGAAACATCAAAGTCCTCGCTGATAGTACCTGCAGTAGTTGCAACTCCAACTACAACATTTACTGTGCCTACTTCTGGTGCTAAGAATTCGTATGTTCCACCCTCAGTATAATTTACATCATAAGCAGTTCCTGCAGCAGAAACTCTTTCTGTAACTTTTACATATACTGCGCTATTTCCAAGTCCAGTGATAACACCTCTTAGATAACCATCTAAAGATGATGTTGAACCTGAACCTGCTACTACTCTATTTGCTACAGATTGGGTTATTCCAAGACCAACTGATAAACCAGCGGTACTGACTCCACTGATTGTTTGATCAGCAAATCCATCGATAACACATACCTTTAGATTATTTGCCCATCTACCTGGGTTCTTTGCAGCAAATCTCCAATCAGTAGAATACTGATGTGTAGTTACATAATCTTCATAAGATTTAATCTTTGCGGTAACACTAGATGCACTAACACCAGAGTTTGCATTGTTAAGAGTAGTTCCATCGGATCTCATTACTCTTAAAATGCCACCATATGACAAATAAGATGATGCACTCATCCAATACTCATATTGTGCATCAGTTGAAATTGGTTTACCAAATGTTTTAAGAAGATCCTGTTCTGTTTGGATTAGGATAGGAGTATTGATTGGTCCCTTTTCAAAAGGACCAGCAATTGCACCTACTTGATCATTAATTCCATCAACTCTACCAATAGTTAAATCAACTTCCCTTACCTTGACGCCAGGTGATACTAAGTTTAGCGACATGTCTTTCCCTCTAAAGAAGTTTCATTTTGTTTTGTCTAAAAATATTTATAAATTAGTAACTCTTTAATGGGGAAACTGTGCGTGAACACTACCAATCTGGGTAATGCCAACGAAGGTCGTTTTGTTGGCATTTTTTTGTTAGTTGGCGTTTATTGGCAATTCTTTTTATAGTACAAGATTTGCATTCGTATGAGTAAGAAGACGGATACATTCCTCTATTTTTTCTAGTTAAATAAAACCCATCAAGTAAATCTTTTGTCAGTCCACATGATCTACATTTTCTTTCTTTGAAAAGTAAATGTTCTAATGAAAACTGATCATTGAAGTCCATTTATTTGTATTCCCACATATATGATCTATCACCATATTCATCGACATACCATCTATCCCCATCAGTATCAACAAAAGATGTTTCATCCATTAATCCATCTGAGATGAATCCAAATGGTGCCATATCTTGTTCTATTTGATTTTTTTGTTCTTCATATATTCTTTTACGAACATCATTGTCCGTCATTTCTTTAAAGTAATCTTGTGCAACTAACCATGCAAAGATTACAAGACACATTGCCAAATCATCATTGCAACCCTCTTCTGCTTCAAATGATTGATTTCTTTGAATGAATGTAGTTAATTCACTAATAATATCATAATCTTTGACAATTAACTTATCATCCTCTATAATGGTCTTAAGGTTTAAACACCCAATCTTTTTAACAGTCTTCGACATCTTCACTCCCAATTGAGATTTCTTTCCAGAGAATCCCTGTCCAACAATTTGTCCTGCCCTTCCTCTCATAGAACACATCAAAATATTGTCATATTCCAAATCAAAATGTAATATACTTGCAACTTGATCTCCAATATCATTTACCTCAATTAAAACATAAGAGTTGTTATATGCTCTTGCAACCTGTGCAATTATACTGGGAAAAAGCATAGGTTTTATTTCATTATTTTTATACTTCGCTACAACTTTATATGGAAATGTTGTAATATCAAATACAACAAATGCAGAATAATCTTTTTCGACTCCTCTAGA